GGGCCGATGTTGCCGCGCGCGGCGGCGTACTCGGCCTGCAGCTTCTTCTCCATCAGCACGGCGAAGCGCGAGCCCCAGAAGGTCGCGTAGAGCTCGTTGAGGATGTACCCGGCGATGCCGCGAAACTCGGCGGTCGCCTGCCACCGGCCGTGCTTGAGGTTGGCGTTCTTCCGGTTGTCGTCCCACACCGAGCCGCAATGCGGGCAGGCGTAGTAGGTCGCCTCCGGCCGGCGGTTGCCGTAGATCTCGTGGTGGTAGCCCGGGTCTTCCGGGCACACCAGATTGTCGAAGCTGAGGGCGTGCTCCTGGCCGCAGTCGTGGCAGGGCACCAGCCCCACGCGCTTGTCCGACAGCTCCAGTTCCGCATCGATGGCCGACAGATTCTTGATGGTCGGGGTACCGCCGATGATGATCTTGGAGCGCCGGAAGGTCTTCAGACGCTCCTTGGCCAGCTTGATGCTATCGCCCTGCCCGCGCAGGTTGAGGTTGCAGTCATCCGGCTCCTCCACGCCCACCCGCGGTACCGGCGTCGACTTCACGCTGGCCGGGCTGTTCGAGCCGACCATCTTGAGGAAGCCGCCGGGGAATTTCTTGAAGTCCTGCCGTTGCTGCAGGCGCCGGCTGCGCAGATCCACCTTCTTGCGCAGGCGCGGGGTGGCCTCGATCATCGGCTCCAGCTTCTCGCCGACGTATTGCTTCACCGCATCGGCCTTGGGGAACAGCACCAGGATCGGCGAGGGATCGATGTCGATCCACTTGCCCAGGGCATTGCCCAGCACGCCCGACGTCCAGGCCACCTGGGCGCTCTTGCGGCCCACTACCTCGGAGACGTTCGGGTCGTCCAATGCCTCCAGCGGATTGCCCGGCCAGATCAAATGCGGCGTCACGTCGAAGCGGTACTTACCTGGCCGCGCCGCCTCTTCCGACGACAACCAGCGGTACCGGTCCGCCCATTCGATGATGGACATCCGCGGCGCCGGCAGCCACTTTCGGCAAACCTGCTGCAGCGCCTTGCTAGCGGTCTTCCTCAGCATCCTCCGGATGGTCCGGTCCATCAGGATCCCCGTCTGACGGGGCGTCGTCGTCAGGGTCATAGTTCGCCAACTCGTTCAGGATCGCTTCGATGGGTTCACGGATCAGCTGGTCGTCCACCTCCACGCCGTAGCGTGCGGAGAGTTCGCCAGCCAGGTTCTCGGGCAGGGTGTTGAGCAGCTCGACCTTGGCGGCCTGGATCATCGCCTCGAAGCGCTCGATCAAGTCGGCGGCGACCACCACCTCTTCAAGGTCCTTGGCCAGGGCCATCTCCTCGCGGTCGGCGCGGATGCGGTCCAGGCGGTCGCGGCTGGTTTCTTTTTTCCCGTTCAGGGACGCCTGGTGGCACAGCCATTCGATCACCGCCTGGGTGTCGTACAGATTCTCGTTGCCCCGGCCGCCACCGAACTCCAGGGTGGGCAGCCCACCGTTCTGCCAGCGGCTGAGCGTGCGCTCATCCCGCCCGACGATCTCGGCAAGTTCGGCCTTGGTCACTTGCCTACCCATCGCAACTCCTAAAGACGGACACCCCTGGAAAAAGCTCAGCTAGAGCGCAAACGCGGCTCGAATTACCCGTGTAGGCCGGGGGTGGCCCAAAGGACCCGTCGCCCCAGGCTGGTACGCCTCAACGGCGCCGGCTACGTAGGGCCTGAGCCATGGCCTGCTCGAAGTGCAGCGCGAGCCGCTGCTCGGCGACTCGCTCGCCGATGCCGAAGAAGTCGAGCGTCTTCCGATAATTCGGCTTGTCCACGAAGGCTAGAAACATACTCAGGTCTTCACGCTTGCGACCCGTGCGCCGGGCGATGCCGATGGGCTTGCCTGCCTTAGTCAGCACGAAGAACGACCGAGCGTTTCCCTTGGCCTGGCTACGCCGGCTGCCGGTGGCGTTGGCCGTGTAGCCCGTCTCGCCGAAGCCACGGATGCCGGAGAGCGCCTTGGTCAATTGCCCGCGCTTGATGTTGCCGTACTGGTCCAGGTCAGCCCCTGTCCCCGGCACCACGGCCATCCCAGCCGGCAGGATGCCCCTGGCCCGCAGCATCGCCTCGCTACGCTTGTCCGGGCGGCTGCCACCATAGACCTCGGGGGCCAGCCACTTGGTGGCAGGCGCTGCCTTGTCGGCCTCGTCTTTGATCCAGACGCGAGCCAGCAGGCGATCCTTTCGCGCCGGGATCAAGCGAAGGCTGTTCAGCGTCCAGCGCGTCGGTCGGTCGAACACCTTCGGCATCTCGGCCTCGAGGGCGGCCTTCACGTCCTGAGCGGTGCGTGTCAGGGCCAATGCTGTCGCGAAGGGAATCTGCCGTTGCGCCAGGTCGGTCAGCTCGGCGAGCTGGTCGGTGAGGCCGTAGGCGGTGATCTTGATCATCTGCGATGCCTGCCGAAGAGACGCCATCAGCGCCCTTCACTTCTGCGTTCAATCTGGTCACCAGCAGGTCCAAATCGCTGATCCCGCAGGCAGTGCTCGCAGTCCAACCGGGCGCAGAGCCGTGCCCTGATCGCAGGCCAATAGGTGACCATGAAGACATGTCGGGCACCAGCTAGCGCCAGAGCCACATGCAACGTCACACCTGCTGCGTTTGGGGTAAAGAAGAGCTGATTACTGCGGGCCAGAATTGCGTAGCCGCTCAAGGCGATAGCGCAGTACAAAATCTTGCCGACGACCCCATCACGAACTCTTGAGCTGAGGCAGCACCAGGTAGCCCATACGGCGATGGAGCCGGCCGCTATGGCGTTGATGTGTTCGATCATGAGCCACCTCCGAACTTGTTGCGGACCAGCGACCAAAGGTCAGCGGCAGCAATCGCGCGGGTTACCGCCGCGATGAGCGATCCGCCGAACGTGCCGAGTAGGAAGCCCACACCTGCCACGCTCTCGGGGTCGGTGATGCCGAAGTAGCGAGCCACCATGCCGGTGCAGTAGTGCGCGCAGGCCATACCCGTGATCAGGAACAGGAACCAGGCCCTGCCGGTGGTCAGGTCGTCTTGGTGGAATCTGCTGGCGACCAGCGCTCCGAGAAAACCGGCGAGCGCCAGGCCGAGGCCGTCGATGCGGTCGAGCAGGCGAGAAAGAAAATCCATGCTCGACCTCAATATTTGGCATGAAAAGAAAAGGCCCGCCGGAGCGGGCCTTGGGACTTACGCGGAGGACGTAGTGGATCAGAACGCCCAGTTGATGACCTGGAAGGGGCCGAGGATGATCCGATTTGGATCCGGCTTACCTGTCGGTCTGTAGGTCGGCGTGTAACCGAAACGCGCCCAGATCGGAGCCTGGGTCATTACGCTGAAGCACCCGTTGTCAGTGACCATGGCGTATGCGCCCGAGTTGCCTGCCGTACCACTGTTCCACAGCGGCTTGGCGGCCTTGGTGTTGTAGATGACGAAGTTACCGTCCTCCTGCATCACCGCCTCGTCCGCTCCTTGGTTCTGGGTACCGGTGTTCCACATGGGCCGCATGGAGGCGTCGTAAATCACCAGGTTACCGTCGCCTTGGAATACAAAGCTTTTGTCGCCTGCTTTATAGACGCGGCCTTGCTCCAGTCGAGCGTTAGGCGTGATGGTTACGATCCCACGTGCATCGGGCACAGCAGAGAGCGCCGGGTCACTTCGGAATAGCGGCTTGAACAGGATAACTACAACGTTACCGTCGTCTTGCAGAACGCCATACACCTTGTCGTAATCGGATGCGTCGATTGTTGAGGACCCGCCGAACCAGTAGCGGTCTCGGATGTAGTCGTAAAGCGAGAGACGACCGATCTCGATGAGCACTCGATCGGTTTCGTTGTGATAGAGCTTGTGCCCGCTACTGTACGGAGTGCTGTAGTCCGCGACCCAGAGTGCGTTCTGGCCTTCATATAGCACCAGATTCGAGTCTTCTTGGAAGACCAGTCGATAGCGGCCGTTGGGGGACTGCAGATATTGCCCGTGGTGCATCTCCTGGTAGGGAGGGAGCATCCAGTTACCGTTGTCTACGAAGTTTGTCACGATGTCACCTTAAGCATTGACGAGAAAGGGGCGGTCTAGCCGCTCTCGGATAGCTCGAAGGCGTTCGTCGGGGCTCTTGGCCCTAAGCCCACCATGACAGTGGGCTTACTGGAGCTGAGAAGGTGATCCGATGAACCTGATTACCAGCCAGCGAATGGGTTGTCGGTGTATTCGATAGTAACTCGAATCGGCCGATCTCCTTGTGCCGCGCTCAGGTAGATTCGCGAACCGTCAATGGCGGTGACATTGCACTTGGCAGCCTCACCCGAGTTGCCCTTATAGCTCGCGAAAGCGTTAACCACGCGCAGGTGAATGCTAGAAAGCCCCGTATCAATAGAGGCATTGCCATTGGCGTCGCCATTGACTTGGAAGGTAGCGCGCCTGACCACTCCAGTCAGGTCGGCACCAACATAGTCCGAGCCACTACCTTTGTTGCCCGCATAGACGCCTTGCAGCCTTCCACTTCCGTTGATAGAGAACGACCAACCGTTGAATTCGTTGTCACGAACCTCGTTGAGCGGATTGTCATTCGCGCTGTAAGTCGCAAAACCGGAGCCATTGCCTTTTGCGGTCCATATGTTGCCCCGTACCTTCAGGACACCACCAGAGTTCACGCAGTAAGCGTTGTTGTAGTTGGTGCTGGGGGCCGGATCCATCGTGCAGTCTTCGAAGAGTGCAGTGCCACCCTGGACAAATACTGCGCCGCCAGCAGCATTGATATGGTGGATATTGCCGGCGTGGACGCTGAGCAGCGCAGAGTCATAGGTTTTGCAACAGTAATTTTGGGAGTCCGAACTAACTCGCAGATAACCTATATCCAAAACGCCAGAGCGTTGAACGATGATCGACTCATTCTGAGCATTGCTGCTTTTGGTGTCATAGACCTTACCGATCGCAACAACCCCACCCTGCACGATCAGCCGGGAGTTGTCCCCATCGAGCTGCATGTTGCCAACCAGGTAAGGAATGACAGCACCGGCGTTCGTATTGAAGACGAATTTTTGCTGGAACGAGGCGATGTTTTCGACGTTGAATCCATCAACCGCGCCCACCACCAACGCGCTCGATACGCCATCTCCCCAGATGCTCATAAGGCCGGAGCTCTGAGTAAGGCCGAAGGGCCAGAAGTGCCATTTCACGCCGTGGAAGAAATCGAGCGCCCCGTCGAGCACCAGGCCGTTGTTGAGGCAGCCAAGCTCGATGAAGCCCAGGTAGCTGCCACCGGTATTGCCAGAGCCGTTCAGACCGTTCCAGGCGCTATTGACTCGAACCCGATCAATCACTACCCGGTTACTGCCCGAAAAATCGATAGCCCAGGGATAGTTGATCAGGCTTGAACGGCTAGAGGTATCGGGCTGGTAGAAGACAAAACCAATATCGTGGATTTCAGAGTAGTGGTTCAGCTTTACGATGGATTGGGCGGACGTCAGGTAGGACGCATCGATGAAGAGCTGAGAGATAGCACGCCCCTCACCTTTCAAGGCACAGCCAAAGAGTACCTCAAGCCCGCCTTTGACGTAGTAGCCGCCAGCAGGGACGAACACATCGTTGCCTACGGCGAGAGCATTTTTGAATGCCTGGGTGCAATCCGTTCCAACGCTGAAGCTCCGATCACTGTTTTCCTTGGTATCACCCACTGCACCGAAGTCCAGAACGCTGACGCTCTCTTGCAGTTTGAGCTCCACGGTACGCTGCACCGCGCCATTACCTTTTTGCACGAATACTTCTGACATTTTGTATACCCCTAAGAATTGAATGGTTGGGTATTAAATACCTCACTCATGTCGCTTAGAGGCGCTCAAAGGCGCTGGATGGGGCTCAGGGCCCTAAGCCCGTCATTACAGCGGGCTTGTTGGGGTCAGGGGCGAACAACCGCCAGATCACCGTTGTCCTGGAACACCAGGTAGGCGCCTGCGTTGTTGTAGGTGCCGGAGTTCCAAAGCGCGCGGCCGTTGGCGTAGATCACCAGATTGCCGTCATTTTGCATCACTGCGGTATCGCCACCTTGGTTCTGGCTGTAGGAGGCCCACTTCACGGAATCATTGGCGCCATACACCACCAGGTTGCCATCGCCCTGGAACACCAGCTTGTAGGAGCCGCGGTAGATCGGCTGGTTCATGGGGAGACTCTGGCCAGGCTGCAGCGCGACTTCTCCAGAGGTAGGTTTGCGAATAGCACCGTTGCAGGTCGCGCACCACAGCGGGGCAACGGTCGTAGGCGCGACCAGACGACTTCCATCTGCGGTTACGGCCTCTTTCGACACCGATGTCTGGCTTGCAAACACCTCGACCTCGAACCGGAAAGACGCGCCCTGTTGAGCCTGGCTAACCAGCGACGGCGCCACGTCTTCCAGGCGGAAGATACCGTTGGTGGTATAGCCCTGTTTGGAAGCGGTGGCGGTGTTACCGTTCAGGGTCGCAGTGGTCCGGACGATGTAATTCAGCACCGAAGCGCTGGGGTTGGAAGAGTTGAGCTGTACGGATAGTCGGTCGACAGAGGCACCGGTGTTCACCGACAGGAAGAAAACCTTCCCGTACTTTACCGAGTTGCCGACGGACTCGCTGAGATGGCCACAGTTGCCGATCTTGCCGTTCGCTACGTTGAAATAGTCGTAGCTCGGCCGAGGACCGTCAGCACAAGCCACAAGGCCATCGCGAACCTGATTGATGACGTAGCTATTGCCAGCGGCGGACTCATTCACGGTGGTGACCGCCCAGTACGGTACCTTGAAGCTACTCAGCTCCTGAGGCTTGAGGATCGTCAGGCCCTGGGCTGGTGTGGAGTACCTAATCGCCTTCTTTGTATAGCAGCTGAGATCATCGACGTTCGTCTGCACGGTGAGGTAGTTAGCCGGCCGGCCGATGTTTTCACACTGCTGGATGGTATCGGCCTTCGCCGAGCCCGCGCCGATCATTGCCAAAAGGCCAAGGCCAGCGAGAGCCGAGAAGGCCTGATATTGGTGTTTCATGGTTGTATCCTCTTAGCGTCAACGTTGAGTGCGGGGATCCGCGATTGGTCGCTCAGAGGCGATTGCTCGGGGCTCTTGGCCTTCACATGATTCAACGTCCCGCATCGGGAACATTTGATCTGGAGCTCAGGAAACTCACCTGCGCGGGCATAGCCGCCTGCGAGGCTTTCGTGTGGAGCAGATAAAAAGCCCCAGACGTGAGGCTGGGGCCAACTGCTTACAGCAGGTCGTAGGTCAGGAACACGTTCCCAGTAGACTGCTGATCGTTACCGCTCCAGAGGCCATAACCTGCCGGAATCTGCAGTTCATAGGGCATGACGACGGTTGTCAGGCTGGAGCCGCCATTCACGGTCAGGATGGTCGTAATGGTGCGGTCGCCGTAGTCACGATCCTTCGGACCAACCTTACCCGTGTGCAGACGGACGTTTCCGTTGGCACCCGCGAGCTGGCAGGTCCGGATGACCAGGCCATTGACGTTCGCGGAGGGCGCGACGAGCGTCCGGGCGGTGAAGTTGTCGATACCGGATTGGGCGTAATGGGAGCCGATGGTTACGGGGTCCATAGTGTTTCTCCAAGAGTGATGGTTTGGTGTTGGTCGCTCTTGGGCGATGGCTCGAGGCTCGTGGCCTTCACATGATTCAACGTCCCGCAGCGGGAACATTTGATCTGGAGCTCGGTGAACTCGCCAACGCGGGCGAGAAGTCGTTTGCATTGTCCGCAACGGCAGTCTTTCAACATGGTCTGCATAGCCTTGTTCTGCTAGGCTCCGCCACGCTCGCGCGAGCAAGGGGGCCTTGGCTGGCTTGCAGGTACTCTCTGCAGGTTGGTGGCCGCCGGCGGTGCTCGTAACACCGTCGGCGGTCGCCCTCTTTTACTTCCGCTTGAGGCGGGTCTCTTTGAGACTCGAATTAGGCGGAGGCCTGCCAGGTGGTGACTGACAGACCTCCGGGGCGGCACCGCATGGGGTCGGCGCCTCTCACACAGCACTGTGAGCTGGAAAGGCCTCTAGCGCAGAACCTACCCAGTAGCCCTTTTTTACTTTGCACCGGCAACGGCGTAAACCGCCAAAAAACGCCGGTTCTTCTCCACGCCTTCCCGGCGCCTTCCCGACGCCTGAACGCCTTTTATCTCCGACAAGCGGTCAAGCCGCACGCGCCTTATGCCGCTCTGCCAGCCCCTTCTGTACCAACTCGTGCAGGCGCTTGACCCGGCTCCGATAGGTCTTGTCCGACCGAATGCCCAGGCGCTTCATCTGCTGCTCCACCAGCAGCTCCTTGCCGGTGCGGTACCGGACGTGGGCCAACTCCAACAGATCGGCCCCCAGGCGCCCCAATTGGCCGATACCCGCCAGCACCGCGTCCACCTCTTCGTCCACCGGGTCGAACTCGACCATCAGGGTGCTGCGGGTTTCGCCAATCGCCGGCACGTTGCCGTACTTCATCGCGAGCGCTATAGGTGATACCGCCCCGCTCCCCCGATCTTCCGTCGCATCGCCCCAGTGACGCAGCAGGCCATCGATGGCGGCGTTCACGCCTGCGCCCTCCGCTGCAGTTCTTCCTTGATCTCTGCTCCCAGCGCCCGGTTACGACGAACCATGGGCTCCACAGCAGCAAGGAAGGCTAGGTAGTCCGGCAAGCTGTTCTCGATTAGCACCACATCGAACGTGTCTTCAATAATCTCGACAACAAACAACCATCTGATCTCTGGCTGCCATGCCCGCTCAACTGCGGCGTCTTCGGGAGCACCTGAACGGACATGACATTCGTAAGTACCCGCAACCTCCTCCCAAGGTCGAAACCCTAATTCAGCATAGAGCTCGCTCAACACCTCCCAACTCTTGAGTTCATCCGGCAGCAGATCGTCAAAGTCATCTGCCAGTTTCACAAAAGAACTGTCTTTGAATCGATAGGTAGCCATCGTCACTCCTGATTTTCGTTGCTGTCGGTTTGTCGGTCTCTGTCGGAAATCTGTCGGAAATTATTTTCTATACGAAACATATAGTTATCTTCCAAACCGACAAACCGACAGATAAATAGGAAAAAGATTTGTGTGTAAGCGCGCGCGTACGCGCGCACGTGAGAAATCTCGAAAACTCTGTCGGTTTGTCGGAAGCCGCGTCACCACTGGGTTTGCTCCTGTCGGAAGTGTTGTCGGGTTCTGTCGGTTTGTCGGAATCAATCAAAGGCTCCTGAGGGAGGCAGACTCCGCCGTTCGAAGTGACGGCCGAAACGTCGACACTCTTCCGCCGCCTGGCTGGCCCAGCCTCGGCCCAATGCACTCTTCTGCTCCAAGAATGCCGGGGTGACGTAGATGCGCGTGGTCTTGGCAGGGTCGCTCTTGGTGGGATAGCTGATGTCGGGACGCTCTTGCTTGAGATCCCTGACCACCTCCTGGGAGAAATCGCGCTGGCGTCGCTTGAATTCGTTACTGCCATCGCACCACCGCACGAACGCCTGCCAAAGATCGTGCTGCGTCACGGCGCCAGTCACCGGGAAATCCGTCTCTCCGGCCATCCAGCGCCTGACGAAGTAGCGTGGCGCCGGTAGGCTGCCATCGATCAGCCCCTGCTTCTCCTCGTTCACCGGCGGCTTGGAGTGCGGCCCGAAACCGGTCAGGTCTAGGCCCATCAGGTAGTCGTAGAAATTCTCGACGCCACCGCCCTCGATCTCTTCCACCAGAGCGGAGAAGTAGCTGGCGGGCGGTACCTTGTCTATGTACAGCACCAGGTAGCGCCGGTCGCCATCATCCAAGGCCAGCGGCACCGTCGAGTTCGACAGGAACACGAAATTGAGGTGGTTGCGCTCTTCCCGCACCGACTGGTACTTCTCGTCGATCTGCAGGGTGTCGCCCGTCACCAGATGCTTGAGCACACCCTTGTAGTGCCGCATCTCTTCACGGCTAACCACCTCCTCGGCCAGGGCGAACAGCTTGCGGCTCTGCCAGCCGGTGTATTTGTCCTCCAACTGCGCCTGACCAATCGTGGTGCCGTACTGGCCATAGATGCGCTTGACCACCTTCTCCCACAGCAGGCTCTTGCCCGGCCCTTCCGAGCCGAACATCACCACCGCCGTGGCCATCTTGGCGCCGGGGTTCTGCAGTGGATAGGCGATCCAGCGCAGCAGGAAATTGTACTCATCCGGTCGATTGCCGCAGAGCAGCTGTAGATGGGCACGAATCCGCTTGCAGCCTTCCGCCCCTTGGCTACCGCGCGCCATGTGGAAGCCGTCGTAGAGGTTCAGCACCAGAGGGCTGCATCGTTCAGTCGGGTCGAAAACCACATCCTGGGCCATGCGACGGTTCTCGCTTTCCTGCCACCACTTATAGGTCGTGCGGCCGACCGCCTCCTGAACCGCCTTGAGCTTGACCATACGCGCCCGGGCACAGTCCCAGGCCAGGTCCGACCCGTAGATCACCACGAAGTCTTTCAGCAGCTCCTGCTCACTGATGCGGAACCCCCCGGCCCCCGCTGAGTGTGTGTCCGCGTGCCCTGGCTCGGCTTGGCTTTCGTACTCCAGAGATGGGGTGAGGGGAAGAGAGCCATCGCCTTCCGGGTCTGCCGTGGCCTCTGCAGGCGCTTCCGCACCCACAGATGGGGCGGGGGGAAGATTCTCGCTAGCGTCCTCATCGCATCGCGGAACCTCGTGCCTGGGAGATGATGACGAACGCTCCATCCCCAACGCCCGCGCCGCCGCCTTGGTCGCCGCGCCCACATCACCGCCGTGCTCCAGTAGGCAGAATACGTCGAAGGCATCGTTCTGGTGACCGTTGGCGAGCGGATCGGAGCCGTGGTGGGAATACACCCGCCCCTCCGCGACCGTGATGCCAGGCAGCCCCGTGCTGCTCTGCGGGCAGAGCCATTTCTTTCCACGCTGCTGGTAACCATGAGCCTGGAGCAAGCTTTCCACGTCGTGAGCCTGGTTAAAGGCCTCGATCACCGAGGGCCGCTCGCCAGCCGGCGGCGCCCTACGCTTCGGCAGTTGGGCGGGCCGCTCCGGCTTGGGCGCCCAGGGGCAGGCCGCCTCGGCATCGCGCTTGAAAAGCTCCCAATTGTTCCAGACATTGAGCAGCTCCCGAGGCAGCTCGGGCAAAGTCCCCGCACGAGGCGGCGTGCGCCAGGTGTAGGGCTGGCCGGTGCCGGGATGGATAGAGGGCGGTAGCAGATCCTGGACCAGCCCGGCCCGCAACTCGAAGACAGTGAAGCTCTTCAAGAGGTCGGCGCTGGCCCGTAGCGTCCGCTCGCGGGCCTGATCTCCAGCCGCCTTCGCCTCGTTTGCGGCCTTGAGTAAGCCTTTCAGCATTGCGCCATCGGGGTCAGCCTGGTTGGGCCAGCTCAAGGCATGCCGACTCAGCTCCACCCCTTCAGGTAGCCGGAACAGCAGCCGGAAACGGGCCGGATTACCCACCACCGTGGGAGACACCAGAGCGAGCGCATCCAGATCCACCGCTAGCAGGTCGTACAGCACCTGCCGGGTGGCCGGCACATCGTCTACGTCCAGCGAGCAGCAGCGACTCGGGCCCAGCACGACGCCCAGATTGTGGGTCGGGTGCTGCTGCCAGAAGGCTTCGGCTTTGCCCGGATCAGTGAAATACCCACCGGGCCTGTTCCAGGCCTTACCCTGGGGCGCCTTCTCGCCGGGCTCGATGGGCACCAGGGCTAGGCCAAAGGTCTCGATATAGCGACGTGCCCAGAGCGCGATGGAGCCGTGGGTGGCAGTGCCCTCACCCATGCCGGTGCTCCCTCAAGTCCTGGCAGTCGACGCACAGCGTGCAGCCCGGCACCAGCCGGCGGCGGACCTCGGGAATCTCGATCCCGCAGAACTCGCATTCCTCGGCACCCGGCCCGGTCTGAACCTGGCGGCGCTGGAACGAGGCCTGTAGCAGCCATTCGGTATGGTCGTTGGCGATGTCGACGATGTCAGCCACGGTGCACCTCCGTGGTCAGCAGCTGGCGGCGGCTCATAGATCGTCCTCCACCATCGCCAGGCGCGCGCCGGCCAGGATGCCCTTGATGAGGCGGATGATGTCGTCGCCGTGGGCGTCGAGACGCGCGACCTCATGAGGCCGCCAGATGCTATCGGCCACGCCATCCCGCAGGCTGGCGAAAAATAGGGCCTCCTGATGGCACTTGTCGGCCATGGCCTTGAGCGCGTCTGGTAGGGATTCCACCGGAACAGGCTGATAGCTGATTCGGCCCTGCAGGCGGTCTAGGGTTCGGCTCACGGCAGAGCCACGAACCAGCTCCAGGAACTGCTCGAAGTCGCGGACGCTCAGGTGATTTTCGGGATGGGAGACAGATAGACGTTTCTGGAAGCTATCGTAGTGTTTACCCATGATGGCGCAGACCGCCGTGAGCCCGCCGCGGAAGTCGCGGCAGTCACGGTCGATGGCCTGTTCAAGGGAAAGCTCGGGCCCTAGGCCCTGGGTGGGATCGGTGCGCATCTGGCGTTATTTCCCCATGAGCGCCATAGACCGTGGGGCACCCAGCGCCCCATAATCGGCCTACAGCAGCGCGCCGCCGCCCTAGATACGTGCTGTGTCCCAGGGCGGTGCGCTGTTGAGGTGGTCGGGCGATTGTGGTGATCGCCCTCCACCAAACTGCCGGGGCCTGGGGGCCAAAATCTTGTGGTGAGATTCCCCAGGTTCCCGGCCCCTACGAAGCCGCCGGTGGTGGTCGGCGGCGTTGAATGCTATGCAGCTTTGCTAGTGCCTCGCAGATAGCTCCACTCGATGTCGGGTCGGAGAGTCTCGCACCGCACATCGCCCTGCGACTCTCTTTCGATGAGGATCGCGAGACCGGCTCCAGCACGGCGATACCCATAGGCCACCTGCTTGAGCTGCCCGACGCTCGTTTCACATCGCAAGGCAAAAGCCTTTTGGGCATCCAGATCGAGCGATTTCAAGTAGTTGAGTAATTGCATAGGCGCCTCCAGTGATCGCACGATAGCAACTGCTAAGGCAACGCGCAATAGCAAACAGCAATTTACCGTTTGCTAACACAAATGGGAAAATTGCCGGATGGATATCTATGAGATTCGCCAAGCCGTGTTGCGCAGCCTCATCGGCGAGAATTCGCTGAAAGACTTTGCCAGCGCGTTTGACTCGGTTGATGCGTCCTATTTGTCGCAGATACTGAACGGGCACCGGCGCCTTGGAGAAAAGGCAGCCTTGACACTTGCTTGTCGTCTAGGTGTGGCGCCAAAGGTGCTAATAGCTGGCCACCACTCTGTAGAGGATCTACAGTTAATCGGGCGTACTTGGGCAGCAAAAGGCCTGAAGCCACCTGCTATTTCCGAGCTGTATAGCCAGCCGCAGACTGTAGCTGAGCCTACAGCCGTACATTCGATCCAGCCCCCCAAAAAGCTCGGATTGGTACCAGTGGTAGCCAGAGCTAAGCCGAACCAGGAAGGCGTTTTTGACTTAGGAATGGGCCAAGGTGGTTACCTTGATATTCCTAGCAACGACAAAGACGCCTATGCCCTTGAGGTGCTTGGTAACGGACTGCACCCAAGAATCAAGAACGGGGAATACGTGGTGGTCGAGCCCAACCACCGATATCTTCCTGGCGACGAAGTGTTGGTACTGACTCAAGATGGACGAGGCATGGTTAAGGAGTTCATCTACCACAGAGACGGCCAGTACCGATTCGACAGCGTTAGGGATGGCTATCCGCCGATTTTCCTAGGCGTCGATGATGTGCGGTCTATCGGTTACATCCTAGGGATTCTCAAGGACTCCAGATACACCGAAGAATAAAATAGCAAACGCTATTGTCATGAACAGTAGCTGTTGCTAAATTCTGTCCGTACCCCACACCACAGGGCTCGGACATGATCACCACGACACAGCACGTATCCCAATCCCGCTGCCAGGTTCTGGCACTTCCCACCGCTCATTTCAGCCCGGCCGCCATCGCTGACCTCCGTCGCGATGCGCGTGATGCCGGCTGCGCGTTCGTCTCAAGCCTCTCGCTCGCCATGGCCCGTGACGCACGCACAAAGGCCACCGCCAACACCACTGGCGACGGCCCGGAGGCAGCATGAAACAGGTCCTCATCGAAAACGCCGAAGCCCAGGCCCTGGCCGTCCTTTCGCTGTGCCTGCGCATCACCGGCCAGGGCCGCTATCACGCCTTTTTCGACTGGTCGGCACATGTCACCACCATCGGAGTGAGCATTCAAAGCGCGGCCCACAAATATGAGCCCAAGGCAATCGATCCCGAAGAAAAGCGCTTCGACGCGCGCCTCGGCACGAATGACCGTCACCGGCCGCTGTACGGCTACGAAGACCTGAGCCAGTACCAGGCCGAGGTGGACGACCTGCTGACGCAGCTGCAGACCTATCTGGCCCCGGAGAAGAACGCATGAGCACATACCACTTCGACCTGAACCAACAGTCGCTCCTGCGCAAGGCACTGGCCGAGGGCGGTCAACACCGTTGTCGCCTCGACCGCCCAGGCTCCAGTATCCGCCCCAGCCTGTACGTTGAACTGACCGACACCAGCGCCGAGGTCGAGGTCGAGATAGGCGGCACCAGCAACACCATCACCCTGCCCCGCTACGACGGCGCGAACCTGCAAGCACTGGCAGAGTTCGTTGAGGGCATCGCCAACGGCACGAACGACTCGGCGGCGCCAATCGCGCCCGCCCCCGTGGAGCGCCGCGAAGCCGAGCCACCCAAGCTGTCTACAGCTGATCAGGAAACCATCCAGCGGCTGGTGCTGCGTGGCGGTGTCCAACAGCTGGAGTGCGGCGTGCACGTCTTGGTGCACCGAGAGAGCGTGAGCCGAGGCGATGATCCAGTCCTGGCAATCGCTGTATCTGACTGCTACAGCCTCAAGGCCGAAACCACGGCCTTCTACATGCCACCTGCGCTGACTGCGCTCGTGCTCCAGCTCGCTGCCTGAGGGACTGCCCATGAACCGCACCCTCGACCAGGTAGCCGCTCGGCTCGGCCTCGGCCCGAACATCCTTCGCCGCCGCATGCGTGAGCTGAAGATCCTCAACCAGGGCAATGAGCTGATCGCGGCGCCTGCGCACCATGGCCGCCTGTTCATGGACCCACGCTCGCGCTGGTGCCCGACGCTGCGCACCTATCGCCACTACGCCGTGGTGAAGGTTACCGAGCGCGGTCTGGAATGGCTGGCCAAGCAGCTGATCGTCGAAATCACCCCCATACCACCGCGCGGCGCAGACCAAAGGACTGGCTCATGACCACTCAGCACACCTCACTCGCCGTTGCCGCCATGCAGTTACTCATCGCCTTGACGCCTCGCGGCTGGATGCCCTTCCTGCTAGCCGTCGACCTGGCTGGTCCAGCGATCCACGCCGTCTTCATCGACGGCAATGATAAGCCGCAAGGCGGCGTAGTCGCGGAAACGCTGGAAGAGCTGGAAGGCGAACTGCTCGAACGATTCCACTCGCCCACCCGGGAGGTCAGATGAACACCCTAGATCAACTTCGTCTGGCGTTCGATACGCCCACACCGACCATCACCCAGGTCCGGGAGAAGTTCTTTCCGGACATTCAGACCGACAAGCACCTGCTCCGATTGATCCGCGGCGGCAAGGTCGAGCTGAAGGCCAAAAAGCTCCGTGGCACCCGCTACGAGCCCTACATCATCGGCCTGCCCGACCTCGCCGCCTTTCTTGATGCCCGAACAGGCCAGGCCCAGGCAATAACCAACGCGCCGGATGCCGCAGCTTAACGCTCACCACTGGCCAGCGGCCACCACCCGCCAGGCTCTTTCCCGACACCACGAGGGACACAGCACATGCACCCCATTCTCATAGTCGCCCTGACGCTGTTCGCAGTCAGCCCGCCAGCCCTGGCCTTCATGGTGATGCATACCCGACGCCTTACGCGGCTCCACGCCCTGGCTCTCGCCGAGCAGCAACGCGCCACCCGCGAGCAGCTGGATACCATCTACCGCGAGCATCGCCAGGAGTATGCCGCGCTGCATCGCGAGACCCACGGCAAGCTCGAGGAACAACGAGTCAGCATCCAGCGACTGGTCAAGCACAATCAGCGCCTGATGACCGACCTGGCGGATGCCCGCATAAAGGCCATACCCCGGCACGATGATCCGTTCACCCTGGAGGATCGCCGCACGCTGCTGGACGCACTGATCAAGCTCACCGCCGCTCGATGCCTCTACGCCACGCTCAACTCGGCCGAGGCCACCACCATCCTAAAAATCGAGCACGCGCTGATGAAGGTGGTGGAGCGGGTATCTCGGCACCTGGTAGCGGACGGCACCTTGCAGCTTCGTGCCGTTGCGCAGGTCGATCGCCACGCCAACGGCTGGTGGTCCCATCCCTATCTACCGCTATTCCCCGAAGGCCTCACCAGTGAGCGCCAAGACGCTTGGCTAAAAGCCCAGCAGCTGGAGGCCCGACTGATGTGGGATGAACGCTTCGAAGAGCACCCAAACCCCGACTTCGGCAGCGACGACATCAGCGGCTTCGAACCCACCCCGCCCGAGGGCGATGGCTGGTTCCTGCTGACCATCGAGCAGAACGAGGATGGCGAAGCCAGGGCCTGGTACGCACGCCGGATCGTCGAAGCGCCTGCCGCTACCGCGGAGGCCGCAGCATGAACCGAGTCGACGTGGTGATCGATCTAGAGACCATGGGAAAAACCGATAACGCCGCCATCGTCGCCCTGGGCGCCGTGGCGCTGGTCGACGGCGAGGTCAATAGCGAATTCTATGCTCGCATCAGCCTCGCCAGCAGCATCGCCGCCGGCTGCGCCATGGATGCCAGCACCGTCGAATGGTGGATGAACCAGGACGCCTTCGCCCGCAAGGAGGTAGACGGTAGCCACGAGCAGCAGCCCCTGGCCGATGCCCTCACCGACTTTTCCACCTGGCTCACCATGCTGCCCTGGGGATTACTGCAACCCTTCGCCTGGGGCAACGGCCCAAGCTTCGATTGCGTGATCCTGCGCAATGCCTATGCCGCCCTCGGCATCAGCGCCCCCTGGCTCTACTACAAAGAGCGCGACGTGCGCACCATCCTCGACCTCTACCCCGAGGCGAGGGACGTCGTGTTCCAGGGCATCAAACACCACGCCCTCGACGATGCCCGCCATGAGGCGCGGATGTTGGTCAAGGCGCTGGGCATTCATCGGGACAAGACGTGCTCGTCTCAGGAGATAGCGCGATGAAAGAATCGCTCCCCAACCCCACACTGGAAGCCGGCTATATCCAGGCCACCGTGAGCACCGGCTTCATCGTGAAAACCCGCGACGGCGCCCCGGCGCGGCTGGCGATCATTGATGAGAGCGGCAAGGTGATCGAGGCGGGAAAGGCGGTAGAGCAGGCGGCTTGGTATGTGTGCGTGACCACCCAGTGGAATTTCTGGGAAGGCCAGGGCCATATCGTAGTGCATACCGAGCCGCCCGGACTTAAGAAAAGGAAGGACGCTGCATGATGTTCTGCCGCATCAAAATCCTCTTTTTAACTCTTAAGGACCGAAACCCTATCATTGGCAAAAAAACGAAGCGCTACTTCGTTTTCACGGCCTTAATAAGCTCTGCAATTTTTTCGAGCCCATCAAAAGTAGAGGGAATAGCATCCTCACTGTTAACGATCCCACTAAATACAATCTTCTCAAACTGTACCAACAGCTCTTTATCGTCAGATCTAATTTCCTTTGCATACCTTGCATAGCTCTGAACAAACTGACACAGTGTCATTCGTAGCTCTATCTGCAAAAGCTGAGCCTTAACGGACTTATAGTTGTGCAAGCAAACGCGAAAGAAAAATATTAAAATAAGCTCAAGACCTAAAAACGTGAGATACCCACCCAAACTCAAATCAGAGGTTCGACCTATTATTTCGGCGAAAACTTTAGCAAACGGCAATGCAACCATACCTAGCCCGATAGTCCAAAGCAAAGCCAAGTTTATATAAGAATCAAATTTCTTCTGCTTTCGGAGTCCTCTAAATCCATCATAAAGACCAACAAAATTGAATGCATCCTCATGCTTTGCAAGGGTTTCCTTCAAAGCATCAACTCGGCCTTCTCTCTCAGCCAGACTAGTCTCAAAAGCCCCATAAACGCTCTTTGCTTCAGAAACCCTATCTGAAAGCTTGGACAGCTCAACCATTGAAGGGTGATGAATATATTTCCTAGCAACATCCACGACCATCTCAATATCGGCGTATTGAACATGAGCACGCACTTCATCAGTAAGCCTGGTTATATATGGACGAGACCTTTCCAACGCGTTCCGAAGCTCCCGATAGAGTCCGCCAGGCCTACTTACACTCAGCTCAACGGTCATCCTGTAACAATAAGCAAACAACAATAAAATCCTATCCCCCTCTCCCTCGCAGTACTCAGTCAGCGTACCTAAAAAAGATCCACCAATATAATCAACATTTAAACAAATGTGCTCATCAAATTCTTGACCATATCGAGATGCGCAATTCAAAAAAGTACCTACCAAAATATAACAGACGGCATCCTCATGCCTTTCCCCAAGACTAGTAAGAGCCACACGACAACGCTCAGCACCACGCAAGCATAAATCGACAACATTTTGCTCTAAAAAAAACTGACTCATCACCAATCCCTAGCTAAAATATATAAACTGTAGCCTCTCAAGAAATTTAACTCAAAACCCAATATTTGAGTTAAATCCTTTCACCAGCCATGAACCACTACTCTTATTCCATGGGGAGATACCCTTCACCACTCCTACTCCATTTTCCAGTTCCTCTATGTATCGACAGCCATCGACGCTGGCCCGTCTTCGAAATCAGCAACATATCTACATTTTTGCATCTTCGGCCATCCGGCATCACACCTCGCATGTACACCACTACCTGCCGGAAGGTGTCTAGAACCAGCTGTCGCACTTGCTCTCTTGCCTCCGCATCCATCGCAAGTGCCCGCTCCGCCAGCTCATGCCATAGCTCAGCACTGGCTGGTTGCTGATACACAGCCTGGCCGGCCTGCTCACGTTCCAGCCGCACTACCTCCGCCTGCTGCTCGCCCAGGCGGACCTCCAACTCGCGGGCCTTGCGAAGGAAGGCTATCGGCGCCGCGCCTTCGTCCGAGAGCAGCGCCTCGGTGATCCGCTGGAGTTGGCGCTCCGTCTCCGCCAGCTGTTGCCGGGCTGCGGCCAGCTGCTGGCGGATGGCCTGGGTGTCGTCGGCTGGCTCAAATAGCCGTTGCAGGTTCATCTGGTCGGAGCAGTATTCCAAGAGCGCGCGCTCTACCGGCACCACGCTGCAACTGCCCCCCGCGCCACAGCCGGCGTTCTTACTGTAGGAGGTGCAATGGAGCCGCCGGTGTCCATCGGCGAGCCGACCATCCGGGCCAGCCCGGCTCATCAGGTTCTGCGCGACCAGCGCGGTGCCGCAATAGCCGCAGGTGGTGATGCCGATGCCGGTAACGATCCCCACGATGTCGCCCTTACCCCGCCGCCGGTAGCGCTGGCCGGTGAGATCCTGCAGCTCAGCGAACTCTTCATCGGTCAGCACCCTGGGATAGTACTCCTCGAGGAGATAATCCTCCCCATCCACCGATACCCGCTTGACGCCACGGAGCGCCGGCAACCGCACCAGCCGGTACAGCTGCTGCCCTGCTATGCCCCATTTGGTGAGCATGTGGCCCTGCTCACGTAGGGTCTTGACCGCCCGCGTCGCGCCCACGCCTTGGCGGTACAGCTGCAGGGCGGCGTGCACCGCCGCAAGCCGCTCTGGGATGAACTCCCAAGCCTGGCCGTTCCATCGCAGCCACTGTGGGTCCTTGCCGTTCCGAACCAGACCGCGATAGGAACCTGATACCCAGCCTTCGCACTGGCGGCGGATCGCGGCCTTGACGCGCTTGCTCTTGGTGTCCGACTCTTCGTGAGCACGGATCATCACCAGCAGGCTATACACCAGGTCCATGGGCTGGGCCTTGAGGCTGGCCCGGTTGTACTCCCGGCCATCCGAGGCGGTGACCACGGTCAGCCCGGCGTTGATGATTTGCGCGAGCTGCGCCTGAGCCTGGATCGGCTCCGCACGGCTCAGACGGTCCAGGCCTTCGACGATCAGTACCGACCCCGTTGGGATGCGCCCCTCGTCGACGGCCCGGAGAAAGGCCCCGAGCGCGCCTTGCTTGATGTGCCGCTGGTGGTAGGCGGACAGGCCTTCATCCTTCAGCGACAGTGACTGATCCAGCTCCAGTTCGCGTGCAGCCGCCCACGACTGGGCGTACTGCAACTGACGGTCGGCACTACTACCCGACGCCTGCCTTGGGTCGGAGAACCGCAAATAGCTGTATACTCTCGCGCCATTTTTACCCATACCGTGATTACCCTAGGGCACCCCATGAAGACCCAAACCGAGCGCAAAGCACCGAGTGTAGGATTTATATCATTAGGGTGCCCCAAGGCCACCGTCGACTCCGAGCGCATCCTCACCCAGCTGCGCATGGAAGGCTACGAGATAGTACCGACCTATGAAGATGCCGACGTGGTGGTGGTCAACACCTGCGGCTTCATCGACAGTGCCAAGGCCGAGTCCCTGGATGCCATCGGCGAGGCCATTGCCGAAAACGGCAAGGTGATCGTCACCGGCTGCATGGGCGTGGACGAGGGCAACATCCGCGGCGTGCATCCCAGTGTGCTGGCGGTGACCGGGCCCCAGCAGTACGAGCAGGTGGTCAACGCCGTACACGAGGTGGTGCCGCCACAGCTCGAGCACAATCCGCTGATCGATCTGGTGCCGCCACAGGGTATCAAGCTGACCCCGCGTCACTATGCCTACCTGAAGATTTCCGAAGGCTGCAACCACAGCTGCAGCTTCTGCATCATCCCCTCCATGCGCGGCAAGCTGGTCAGCCGGCCCGTGGGCGATGTGCTGTCCGAGGCCGAGCGCCTGGTCAAGGCCGGGGTCAAGGAGCTGCTGGTGATCTCCCAGGACACCAGCGCCTACGGCGTGGACCTCAAGTACAAGCTGGATTTCTGGAACGGCCAGCCGGTGAAGACGCGCATGCTGGAGCTGTGCGAAGCGCTGTCGGGCATGGGTGTCTGGGTGCGCCTGCACTATGTATACCCCTACCCCAACGTCGACGACGTCATCCCGTTGATGGCCGCCGGCAAGCTGCTGCCCTATCTGGACATCCCCTTCCAGCACGCCAGCCCCAAGGTACTCAAGTCCATGAAGCGCCCGGCCTTCGAGGACAAGACCCTGGCGCGCATCAAGCGCTGGCGGGAAATCTGCCCGGAGCTGACCATCCGCTCCACCTTTATCGTCGGCTTCCCTGGCGAGACCGAGGAAGACTTCCAGTACCTGCTGGATTGGCTCACCGAAGCCCAGCTGGATCGTGTCGGCTGCTTCCAGTATTCGCCGGTCGACGGAGCGCCGGCCAATGACCTGGGTCTCGAGCCGGTCCCGGATGACATCAAGCAAGACCGCTGGGAGCGCTTCATGGCGCACCAGCAGGCTATCTCCGCCGCGCGCCTGCAGCTCAAGATCGGTCGTGAGATCGAGGTGTTGATCGACGAAGTGGATGACCAGGGCGCCATCGGCCGCTCCTACGCCGATGCCCCGGAGATCGATGGCAACGTCTACGTCGACAGCGAAACCCCGCTCAAGCCCGGCGACAAGGTCTGGGTGCGGGTCACGGACGCCGACGAATACGATCTCTGGGCCGCAGTGATTTAATCGTGCAGTCGGTGGGTGCCGGGCACATGGGCATGCCCGGCCGCGCTGCAATGAGCAGTGGTCGATGATGGCGCGGCCGGCTGACCGAGTTCGCGGAGAATGCCGCAACGGTCACCTTCGCCCTCTCCCTGGCATTGGCGACGCAACGTCACCAGTTGCTCGCGCAGTTGGTTCAATTCGCGGATTCTGACTTCCACATGATGCAGGTGGGCACCGATCAGGGCATCTATCTGGTCGCAGCCGGGCTCGCCCTTATCGCGTAGCGTCAGCAAGGCCCGGATCTCCTCCAACGTCATGTCCAGCGAGCGGCAGTGGCGCACGAAGACCAGACGCTCGACATGACCCTCGTTATAGCTACGGTAGTTGCTGCTACTGCGGGCCGCTGGATTCAGCAGTCCTTCGCGCTCGTAGTAACGAATGGTCTCTACCGCGCAATCGGTACGCTTGGCCAGTTCACCGATTCTCATCGTCTTGCCTCGGACACTTCGGATTCATACAGACTGCCGAGCCGAGTGCTCTAGATCAAGGGTTATCGGAAAGGGCTGAAAGCCTGGCGAAGGTAGGCACTGAAGATGAAAAGCGCTGGTCTGCGAGAGACGCGGGGATGGGAAAGAAAGAACGACACCCAGGCGATGAGTGGATCGCCAAGGCGTCGTGGCAGGTAACAACCTCAGTTGGTGTTGTTCTGGTAGAGGGCGGAGACCCGAGATTGATGCTCCGATTGAAACTGCGTCTGAGCATTGGCACGCAGGGCTTTGCTGGACACATCACGGCTGGCCGCGGATGCGGTGCCGGACAGCAGTCCCATGAACACAACGGCGACCAGGGCTTGGATACCTAGAACTTTCATAGCGAATACCTCTTGGTTGTGCTGTTCGATAGACACAGCGTACTTCTAGTACCAGTTCGCCAAAAAGTCGCTTTTTAGATAGGTATCCTTACCTGATAGGTAAGGATACCTCAGGAACCTAAGATGCCTGACGCGGTAGCAGAGCACCCACTTGCCGCTATTGCACCAGG